CCTGAAGTTAATGTATCTAAAAAAGGCATGCATCCTTTTACTGTTTTAAACTTAATAGTATGATTAAGTTTTTTATACCATTCAGGTATATCTCTAACGGCTGGGATAGGTTCAATATCTTCTACTTCTTTAAAAAAAACATCTGTAGAAAATAAAATTTTATTTTCCTTCATATTTATCATTAGTAAAAGATGTTATTTTTTTTAAATGTTCAGGTCTTTGCGATGCAAATTCCAAAAGTATTCTTGCTAAATTGTTACCAAAATGAATAAATCCTTCTGGAGTAAAAATTAATTTTTTTCTTTTTTCTAATATTTTTACTTCTTCATCAGAAAAAATTAACTCACCTCCGCCATCTTCTGTTTGTATTATTTTCATTTAAAAACCTGGGGGTGTGCCCCACTCCTTTCTTTTGTCTTTGTACCACTCTTTGTTAGGGCCATTAGCATTCACATAGTGGATAAATAACTGTGAATACCAATCTCCGTAAAACTTTTCTCTCCAATGTTCTTGTTCACACCCTCGATATATAATTGCATCTCCAGGTTTTAATAAGAAAGATTTACCTTCTACAAAGATAGGCCATTTTTTATCCCCTCCTAAATGAAGGGTTACGCTTATTTCACACGAAGGTCTGTCCTTATGCTTTTTTAAATAGGAACCATAAGTGTACATTCTCCAGTAAGCATAAGTAGGTAAAAGAGATAACCCAGTTTCTTTTTCCATTAATTCTTTTTTGCATAGCAATAAAGAATCACATAGAGGGTCTCCATAACCACTTACTCCAGTCCATCCTAGTCCAGTTAAATTAAGACTAGCATCGTTTGTTTGTGGAAATAATTCTATATTTTCATTAAATTTATGTCGTAAAGAAAGATAACTATCTATTAATTTTAATTCTTCTTTACTTAAAAAATTTTTAATTATTTTATTTGTTATGCTCTTAGCCATGAAATAATTGAATATCTTTCTCCCTTTATTACAGGATTTACTTTATGTTGATATAAAAAACTACTAGGAAATATAATAAGTGAATTAGCTTGAGGAGAAACCGTTAAATGAGGAATTTTATTAGCACTTGAACCAAGAGTAGAAAAACATAGTTCCCCTCCTTCATAATCATCATTTACAAAATATATACAGCTAAAAGTTCTTGGGTTATTTGCACAATCGTCATGATGAAAGATATAATGTCCTCCTTTAGTATATTTAAGAAATTCAATATTATTAATTGAAAAGCCATTATTTTTTAAAGAAATAGATTGCATATATTTTCTTATATAAGTGCACAAGACATTTCTAAATAAATTACATAAATATTGACATGTTTTAGATTCATCAAGATTACTTAAACCCCAATGTTCCGTTGATCTAATTTCTTCATTTACTTTGGGATTCCATGTACCTATAGTAGTGCTTTGATGAACTGTTGCTTTTTTAAATTTAGCAATAGGAGATTTACTAATGTCTATAATATTTTCATGAATAGGTTTAGAAAGAACGTTATCATAAATTCTTAAATAACTAACTAAATTTAATGGGTGTGTAAAATCTTCTTTGAAATCTTCTTTCATAATTGAAAGATATCATAAATTAAAAAAATGTAAAGAGTTTAAATTATGGAAGCTGTAGCATATGTTTATATGCTATTCCATTATCTGCGCAATATTTTTCCCATGATCCTGTATGAGGAAAACTTATTACGCTAGGATCAAAATTTTGTAAAGTAGTTTTATAAGTATTCCAAAAACTATACATAGGATTAGTAGGATTATTTTTTAAAAATGCATCAATATTTTGAATTCTTTGATTAAGATGTGTTGTTAACATATCTTCATTTTGTATAACCGTTTCTCCAACAAATTGTCCTGGATCAGTAGGGGATGGTTTAGTTGCTACATCAACAAAAGTCACAGAATCAACAGTAGAAGAATCTACTACTTTAGTGTCTTGTTGAACTCCTGTAAAATCAGAATTTGAAATTTCAATAATTCTATACTCACTTTCAATAATATTAAAACTATTTTTTTCAGTATCATCTTCAGCTATTTTACATAGCTGGTTTATAGAAACATCTTTTGGTAAAATTGCGTAAGCCATATTTATTTCCTACTGTTCATAAACATATATAATTCCGCCATTTCCAGCTGAACCGGAAGGGTGAGAAGTTTTACCACCAACTGCGTTGTCCCTATCTATCATAGTAATATCAGTAGGTATTGCAGTTCCACCTGGAGTATCTCCAGCGTTTCCAGCATTTCCATCAGCAGTATTATTTGCCATTGCACCAT